CGGGCCAATCGCTGCAGCAACGCCGGCAATGGCAAGTGCCAAAGTTTTTGTGCCGTCGCTTGTTCCCTGCAAAAACTGCACGAATGATTTTAAGCGGTCAATAATCGGTCGCAGGTACTGCACCAAAAGGCGGCCAATTTCTTCTTGCAAATCGCCAAACGAATTGGCAAGCTGCGTGAATCCGCCGTCCGCTTCGGCTGCTGCTTCGGCGCTGCCGCCGTATTGCTTGTTTAATTCGTCGAGTATCAGTGTTTGCGCCTCGGCAAGCTTGCCCGTTTCCGTTAGGCTCTTTATTACAGCTTTTTGGTCTTCGCTGAACTGTATACCTGAACGGCTTAACGCGCTCAGGTTTGCAACTGGGTCGTTCAACGCCTTGCCTAGCTGAATACTTGCGCCCTTCAAATCACCGTCCAATCGCGTCGCCAAGTCCAAGGCGGCTTGCTGCGTGCGTGCAAAGTTTTGGCTGCTAATATTGGTAAACGTCAAAAGCTGCGCCGTGGCATCCTTTAAAATAACTTCATCGCCAAAAAGGGTTTTATTCTGCAAGTCGCTTGCCATCTTTTGCAGCTCCTGCGAAGTAAACCCGACCTGCCCGGCGGTAGATTTTAAACCGGCTTCGACCTGTGCAATCGCTTTATTTTGTTCGCGAAAAGCCTGCACGCTGGTAGCGCCCATAATGGCAAGGGGCGCGGTAACTCCTACCGTAAGGTTGCGCCCTAGGTTTTGAATTTCGCGCGTGTTCTTCGCAATGGTTTTGCGAGCGTCGCCAAGGTTTTTATTTAGCTGCGAAGTATCCGCGCCAACTCGTAAAATTAAATCGCCTAGTTTCGCCATATCATTGTGCTAATGAACGCAAGATACTAAACCCGTCGGCGGCCTTTTCTTTCTGCTCCCATGGGAACGTTGCAAGGTCTTTTGGAGTTATGCGTTTTTTTACGTGTGGGTTTACTACAATGGCAGCCAGCCAGCGCGTGCGCTCCCATTCCGCCTTTTCGCGTTCTTCGATTTGTTTGTAGTGGCCGCGCATGGCGTTACCAAATTCCGAGAACGTAAGGTCGTAAAGCAAAACGGGGCTAAGGCGCAATTGCCCTAACCCCATTTCTTCGATGTCGTCCCAACTCAACGGCTTGCCTTGGCCCTCGTTTTTTTTTGAGTGCCCATGCAATCCGCAACGGTTTTGCTCAGTGCAGGCAAGTCGGCAATTTCAATCAATCCGAGAAAGTCGTCAACGTCCATTTCGAACGCCATGCCTTGCGCCTTGCAACCTTCCTGAACGAAGTAATAAACCAGCTCAGGAATTAACGTAACGTCGTTGCTGTCAACCTCGGCAACCTTTTTTCCGGTGTTGTCTTCAAAGCGTTTCCAAGCTCGCATGGTAGCGCGAACCGGAAACGTCTTGCCGTCGAGTTTAATCTCTACCATGCGGTAAAGTTATTATGAAATAGTTGCGCGTGCAACTGTGCCGTCGCTTTCGATGGTTGCAGAAAAGCCTACGTTATCTTCTACGCCGGCCGTTTGTTCGAGGCTGGTAATGTAGCCAGCAACATCGAACTGCTCGTCGCCTGCATTAGCCGCTGCACCCGAACCGGTGTTCGTGAAGATTACATACAATTTATCGCCGGCGATTTGGTGGTCGACCAAAGCGTTAAAGCCGTTCGTTGCATCCTCAGCAAACAAACCCGAAAGGCTCAGGCTTGCCGACTTAAGGCCGGGCAAAAGCTCGCGCCAACCGCCGCTTGTTTTGGTTGTGATGTCGCGCATGTCCGTGCTCATGGAGATGCTGCATTCTGTTACGTGGTCAACTACTACTTCGCTGTCGTCCGTAGTGCCCAAAAAGACACGGATCGATGAGCTGTTAATGATGCCTGTTGTTTGGGCCATTATTTCTTATTTTTTTTTGGTTCTGTCTTTTCGGGCTTGTCCAAGTATCCGCCTTTCTTAAGCTTTGCTGCGAATTTGTTGGATACATCTACAACCGTTCCGGCCGGCCATTTCCAGCCGTCCTTGTTGTAGGGTTTTTGAATCGTTACCTTCATGGCTGCAATTTACTCAATTTCGTTTTCATCATTTGGAAACCATCCTAGGCCGTTCATTTCGTCATGATCCCGAACCGTCACCGTGCTTGGTATGATGTGTTCGAACGGAAAGCTGTGGTTGGTCTGCACGTATGCGCTGAGTTGATACCGTTCGTCATTGGTCAGTTCAGGAAAGCACGCTACTAGCTTTTCGAGCGTCGCCGCTTCGTGTACGTGGATCAAGTAATCCGTATCCACTTGCAGCGCGTTCTGTACGCCGTCGGGGTGAACTACAATCCCGAACACGGTTGAAGCCGCTTCGCCTTCCGCCTGAATGAGTACGGGCCGCGAGATGTTGTAGAGTTCTCGCGTGATTTGGTACGCTCTTCGTTCGCTGGTCTGCGTGGGCGTTGGTAGAACTATGATGTACTGCATCAGTAGATTGAATAGAAGGTGTTGATGTTATCTTCGATGTTCGTGCGGTTGCTGGATTGGTCAGAGTCGTAAATTATTACCTCTTGAAATAATCCCGCACCCGTATCAAATGCGGTATCATCTCCGTTATTAATACCGCCTATCATATAGCCAACGCCGCTTGGGTTTATCGCGTTGCCCGTTGTGCTGTTTACAGCGTTCCCATTAACGGCAAAATCAAACGCATGGTTTGAGCTTGCATAATCCATATAATAAAGTTGTTGTGTTTGTGTGGTTGCGATTTGGTTAGAAACTGCTGGATTTCCGATAATGAATCTTCCCTGATTAGCTCCAGCTTGGTCGAAGAGGTAGAAACGTGCTCGTGAACCACCGCTGTCGTTTAGGATGCCAAAAAAGTAATTATTGGTTGCCGTCGGCTTTGCAACTATATGAATTGTCTTATTTGTAGTAGTCCAACCCAATCCCGAAAGTAATACATCGTTAGAGCCGTCAAACTCAAAGGCAGGCTTTCCGTTCTCCGTCACCACGCCCGTCGTCCCGTCGTAAATCTTCGGCATATTCGCGGTAGTCGTTTGGGTCGCGTCGTTCGAGCCTGATTGGTCGTACCACTTCGAGACGAACCCGTCGTTCGCCCCGCAATGCGCCGCGAGTGCCACGGTATCGAGTTCGCCGAATACGTTAAACCCGATGTCAGCATACGACGATCCGTTGTAAACTTCTACCGCGTCGCCTGTGTACGCTGTCCGCAATTTGCGCAATGAATAAGCAGCAGCCGCCCCGCTGTACGTGTCGAGGAGCGGCGTGTTTTGGGTGTAGTAGTCGCCTATGTTGGATTCAATGGAGGTGCGGTTGGTGGATTTGTCGGAGTTGTAGAGAATAATCTCATCCATATAACCGCCAAAATTGAAAGACGTGCTTAACGGGTTTGGATTACCCGCAATAGATCCAATACTCAAACCGTCAAAGGCGGCGTCACTATTGCTGTTGCTCAGATCTGAAGTGCCGTTGACAAAGCCAGCTTTTGATGTTCCTGAAACTTGAAATGAGGATAGCAGATAGTGCGTATCAATTGCTGTAGATGCTGAACCCGCATCTTTAAAATAAAAGAATGTGGAATCAATTCTAACGTGCGCTCTGCTTGTGCTTTCATAACTATCAATAACACCGTCCCTGAATTTAGTTGAAATTCTTGCGGAGGTGAATGCAGACATAGACCCGCTAAGCGAAAGCGTCGTATTTATGAGACGTTGGTTATCGTTCCACAACAATGCAGGTTTTCCACTGCTTGGATTATTCACTATCGCGCCACCCGTGTAAATCGTTGGTTCTGCTCCCGTGGTTGCCGCCGTCGCTGTGTTGTCGTTTCCACTTTGGTCAAGCCATTGATACACCGTGCAAGTCGTACCCGTGCAGAACGTCTCTATCGCGGCCTCGTCTATGTTGCCTTCTGAGTCAAAGCCTATAGTAGTGGTTGCTGGTGTTCCCGATGCCCTGCGAATTACCATACATTCGGTTTGATCCCGTCGCAGTTGTCGCGTAGAGTAAGCCGCTTCTGCGCCCTCTCCGAATTGTTCGTCTAAAAGTTTCGCGCTTTGGAAGTATGCAGAAATATTGCCTTCAATGTCTGTTCTGTCGCTTGTCGATTTAACGGAAAGGTAAATAATAACTTCCTGCTGTATCGGAGCGTATGCCGTGTTATTTACACCGTACCTCAATTCGAAGTCGGAGTAATCGGAGGTATCAACTTGATAACTTACGACTCTCTGCGTGTTATTTAATGTTTGCCATAC